GATTGTAGATATGGAGTATCCGGGATGCCGCTCTTTTGTTGCAGACCAGCATGAAGCAGAAGAACTTTGTCTTACGGAACAGGAGTGGGCATGGGTATTGGAGCATCTCAAAAAACTTCCTGATATAAAATATTGTGACAGCTTGTTTTCCGGCCTCTGCGGGAAGGGGTAAGTGAAAGCGATTTTTTATCTTTCAAAATCAGGAAAGGAATGAAGTTCAAGGGATGTCTAAAGAAAGAAGTGCCGAGCAGGAGAGGATAAGCAGGCGGAACAAAGAGAAGTGTGCAGCATTTATTGCAAAGATGATAGAGAAATATGGGAAAGAAGTGCTGAAGGAAATTGAAGAAAAAGAACGTGAAACGAGTAGCGAAACGCCGACCACAATGTAAAGTGGGTCGGCTATTTTTCTGTTGAAAGATATATAAAACCATGATACAATATGAAAAACAGATATACAGTAATGAGGTGAGCAACCGTTTTATGAACAAGAAGGAAAAAAAGAAGAAATGCTATTTATACACAAGAGTATCGACAGTAGCGCAGACAGAAGGATTCAGTTTGGAAGCGCAAACGGAACGTTTGTATGAATATGCGGAATATAGAGATTTGGAGATTGCTGATGAATACTGCGATGCCGGAAAATCCGGAAAGGATATAAAGGGACGTCCGGCCTTTCAACAAATGATGGAAGATATTGTCTGCCAGAAAGATAATATTTCATATGTACTTGTTTTTAAATTATCCAGATTTGGAAGAAATGCTGCGGATATATTGAAGTCATTACAGCTGCTTATGGATTATGGTATTGATCTGATATGTGTTGAAGATGCGATTGACAGCTCGACGCAAGGAGGCAGGCTTACACTTGCAATCCTTTCTGCCGTTGCAGAGATAGAAAGGGAAAATATTGTAGTCCAATTTATGGCAGGGAAAATGCAGAAAGTAATGGACGGAAAATGGTCGGGCGGAGCAGTGCCATATGGTTACTGTAGTCAGAATAAAGAACTTTTAGTGGTAAAAGAAGAAGCAGAAATTGTCCGTTTGATTTATGAGTTGTATTTGCAGGACAGCATGGCTGCTACCTCTGTTGTTTCTTATCTAAATGAAAATGGGTATGTGAGAAAGAAAAACGATTCGGGGAAAGAAAGGCCGTTCACATTTGATTTTGTGACGGGCATTCTCGATAATCCATTTTATTGCGGCAGACTATTGTACAATCGTAGGACAAATAAAAAGGGACGGGATGGCAAACTGATAAAAAAGGATTTAGACAAGATAATCTCTGTTCAGGGCGTCCATGAGCCAATTATCACAGAGGAAGAATGGGGAAATGTTCAAAAGAAGCGGGAAAGTTTATCCAAAAGAAATGTAAAGGTTGATGAACAGGAACGTATCAGTTTGCTATCTGGACTTGTAAAATGTCCTATGTGCGACACTGGGATGATAGCAACAAAGAATAAGAGTATCAATAAAAACAAAGGCGGATACTATAAAACGCTCCATTACTATGCCTGCAATAATTCACGGAAAGCAAATGGACGGACATGCCTATTTCGCCATACTTATAATCAGGAGAAACTGGATGCGGCAGTATTTGAGATAATACGAAAAATGAGCGGAACTCCGGAATTTAAGAGTGCGGTCATTGCCGCAAGCGGTGAAAAGTCAGATATTGGAAAACTGGAAAAGAATCTGAAACAGCTTCGTAAGAAACTAAGTAGTCTGGAGATGCGGAAAAGAAAACTGGGAACAGAACTGGATAATTTAGATGTGTTTGACGAAGCGTATGATAAAAAATATGAAAAAATCCAATCAGACCTTGATGACTGCTATGATAAAGTTGAGAAAATTGAAAATAAGATTGCTATCGTCATAGGAAAAATCAAAGCTGCAAATAAAGGCATCAGGGCGGCTGAAAACATAGAAGCTATACTTGATAATTTTGAGAAACTTTACGAAAAGATGTCATGTGAAGAACGAAGGCAGATGTACCGGCTGTTCATTGAACGGATAGAAGTATTCCCGGAAGAAAAACCGGATGGAAGGATATTGAAAAGTATTTCATTTCGTTTTTCTGTTCCGAATGAGGAAGAAGGGGCGATATCAGATGGTAATATGGAAACAGATATCTGTTTTACGCTGGACTGTTCTAAGACAGAGCTGACAGCTGCAGAGGCGAAAGCAACTTATGCAGAAATTAAGAAATACATCAAAGATACTTTTGGAGCAAATGTTCATACTCTGTATATTGCCCAAATAAAACGGAAGTATGGTTTGGATATGGGGAAGAATTATAATCTGGCGGCAGATCCAAAGAAAAGGGTTCCCCAGTGTCCGAGAGATAAAGAAAAAATGCTTCTGGAAACATTGAAACATTTTAAAATGTTGGATGCTTCTGTAGAAATAATGGAAAGTGAGAATGCGAACTATGAAGGATAAGAAGAAAAAGTGTTATTTATATGTAAGGGTTTCTACTACGATGCAGGTAGAGGGTTACAGCTTAGAAGCACAAAAGGACCGCCTGACAAAGTATGCTGATTTTCAGCACATGGAAATTGTCCGTGAATATTGCGATGCAGGAAAATCTGGTAAGAACATCACGGGGAGACCGGAATTTTCTCAAATGCTTCAGGATGTGGCAGATGACCGGGATGGAGTAGATTATATTCTCGTGTTTAAATTGTCAAGGTTTGGCCGCAATGCAGCAGATGTTTTGAACTCATTGCAATATATTCAGGATTTTGGTGTAAATCTGATTTGTGTTGAGGATGGAATTGATTCCTCAAAAGATTCCGGAAAGCTTACAATCACAGTGCTTTCTGCAGTAGCTGAGATTGAGAGAGAAAATATTCTCGTTCAGACAATGGAAGGAAGAAAGCAAAAAGCCAGAGAAGGGAAATGGAATGGCGGTATCGCACCATTTGGATACAGCATTGACAGTAAAGAAGATACCCTTGTTATTGAACCGGATGAAGCGGAGATTGTGAGAATTATATTTAGAAAATATGTTACTGAGGATATGGGGATTGATGCGATTTGCAATTATTTGAACCAGCATGGTTATGAAAAACGGAAGGGCAGGGACTTTGAACTTAATTATTTTACCCGTGGACTTATCGTGAATATTCTTGATAATCCTGTATATACGGGGAAAATCGCATATGGAAAAAGTAAAACACAAAAAGTAAAAGGAACCAGAGATCAATACCATCGGGTTAAGGTAGACGATTATCTTCTTGCAGATGGAAAACATGAAGCTATTATAGATGAAAGTTTGTGGGAGGAAGCGCAACAAAAAAGAAAAGAGAACAGCGTAAAATGGAATAAAACGCATAGCCTGGAGCATGAACATATTTTGTCTGGCGTAGTCAAATGCCCGCTTTGTGGAACTGGAATGGCTGGAACTGTCCGACGCCGTAAAAACAAAAAGACTGGTGAGTACAAGGATGATTTTTATTACAGATGTCTGCATCGAAGAAAAATGGATGAAGAACATTTTTGCAATTATAAGTATTCTTTGAACCAGAATGAGCTTAACCAGCAAGTGGAACAAGTTATTCTGAATATGGCAGATAATGAAAACTTTGGCGATTTTATTAAACGTCAACTGGAACAGAAAATAGATGTCAGTGCCTTGGAAGAAGAAAGAGAGCAGTTGAGACGGCAGCTCCGTCAGTTGACCGGTGCGAAGAAGAAACTGATGGATATGCTTGATAAACTGGATGTAAGTGATAAGCATTATGACCGGAAGTATCAGGATATGCAAGACCGTTTGGATACGCTCTATGATAAGATCAGTGATATAGAGGATATGGTTACTGACATTAATGAAAAAATTCACAGTGCGTATAGTGAGCATTTAACAGCAAAAGAAATCTACAAAACACTGGAACATTTTGATATAATATATTATAAAATGTCTGACTTTGAGAAAAAGGAATTTATCAGGAACTTTGTTGAGAGTATAGAGCTGTACCCTGACCGGAAAACGAATGAACGCATTATTGAGCAGATAAATTTTAATTTCCCTGTTTATTATGATGGACAAGAAGGTTATGAAATTCGGTTGCTCAACGAAAAGACAGTCGAGACGGTA